GCGCAGCAGATTGCATTTAATGGTGGAGTTGATACTACGAAATTGACAACTGCTCAATTTTTTAGTTCAGTTAACTATTTGCAGCACAGTGGCCCGCTAAGCGACCTAAAAGGAAAAACTGAATTTGACCAGTTAACGCCTGGTGTTGATTCATTATTTAATCACTTTGCTACTTTCAGATATGTTGATAACTTATTAGACAAGTACGAACCAGATTCTCACTTTGTCGGTTATCAGCTTAGACACAATTTTGGTAGAAATACTGAAGATTTAGATAATAACATTGATGCGGCTAGAAGCTCAAATCAATATTCAGCTGCTCAGCTTAATGCGCTACAAAACGGCATTCAACGATCAATTACAAATGCATCAGTTAGACAATTTGCCGCAAGACAAGCGATGTCAAATCCAACGGCTGATAAACTTATAAAATGGAGTTCAACTGCATCCAATGCAACATCAACTGGCTATCAGCCATATTCATGGACTGACTTTGCTTATTGCAAATACTACGGTAAAATTCCAAATAACCGACTGGTCACATTGAGACGTTATCCATTTCCCGTTTCGGATATCTTAAAGGGAGCAGATCAATCACCACTTGTTCCAATGGCACAGGCTGTTACTTGGTTTGGTGGCGAAACTGGCAATAAATTATCAGGTTTAGGTAACTGGACTTGGGATATGCCTTGGGAATCTCTCGAAGTTACTTTACAGGATATTGACGGAAATGAAGTTATAGTTGATGACTTAATTAAGATAATTGATGGAGTCGGTGGTAAATTCGGTCAAGGATTAAGCAAATTGCTTAAGACTGTTTATGAAACTGCCTCTTTAAATAATAATGCATCAAGTGCCAGTCAAATTTCCGGCATGGATGTAAAGATTCAAGAATACATTAAGAGCCTATACGATAAAGATAAAGGACCTTATTGGAATAGAATATATGGCCCAGTTAACGTTATTCACAAGTCATCGCGCCGAACTAGAGGTATTCAAAATGCTTGGGGTACACAATTCACGCTAAAATTTCACTATCAGTTTAGATCGTTTTCGGGTATGAGTCCAAAAATGGCAGCACTTGATTTGATCTCAAACTTTATGTCGTTAACCTTTAATGACGCTCAATTCTTGGGACAACTTAACAGGTATTTTCCAAGAACTGGTCTCAAATTCTCACCCACCACTACACAGGTTCTTACTGACCTAGTACTAAAATGGGGTAAGGGAGAGCTTAGTTCAAAGGATGCTTTGACTGGAATCAATGCAATCGTTAAATCAGAAGCTAACGTTTTTGGAAACCTTAAAAACCAATTAGTTAAGGATCCACTAAAGGTCGGCGGTACTGCACTCAATGCATTTGCACTAAGTACGTTTAAAGATTCATTTCCAAAAATTCTAAGTGTTAAATCAGCTCTGTCTGATAGACCAGTTGGTGAATGGCACCTAGTGGTCGGTAATCCAATGCAGCCTATTTTTGTTATGGGCGATCTAATTTGTGTTAAGACTCTCGCAACATTTGATGAAGAGATTGGACCGGATGATTTTCCAACAGGCATAACATTTGACGTGACTCTACAACAAGCGAAACCTAGAGATAAAAGCGCAATTGAAAGAATGTTGAATGGTGGAGTTGGCTCGTTAACTGCAACCAGACTAAACCCGCCTTCATCAGCTGATGATACATTTGGCGAGGAGAATAATGCTCGATACAAAGAGATTACACAAGCTAATTTTTCAAATGAAACAGCTGATCCGGCTCTACAACGATATAAAGATCGTGTTGGTTTAGCATATAATTATAAAACGAATTCAAGTTCAGCTGGTCAAAGCGGCCGCCAATCAAACAGAATACAGAGTAAAGATGCAGCATTTACTAATAATATCGATGCTGTGTTGAATACATATTTTAGAAAAAATATGACTAAGTCTTAATGTTACTACTGAAAGTTTTACAAGCCAAAAAGTTTTTTACCAAAGCAACTGATACGGTGACCGATTTAACTCGGAGATCAATTTCTTTCTTGGGAATTGATAAAATTGGTGGCGAACTCTATGCAGTTGAGCCAGAAGTCGTAATGAGACCAGATCTAATTGCAAACAGCTTTTTATCAGATAGCGCAAATGCGTGCCTATTGATGAAGTACAATGGTATTTCAAATCCATTTTCAATCGATGAAGGCCAGATCCTACGAATTCCTAAAGCTGAAGACCTTGACAACTTGCTAGCCGAGCCGGAAAACATTACGAATAATCGAGTTAGAGAAGCAATCGACTTAGTTAAACCTAAATCGGTACAGGATGCTAAACGACTTGACTACTTGAAGAATAAGGGTGCGCTTGCAGTACCGCCTAACGTTGCGCTTGATGATGGAGTTAAGGTAATTAATGGTCGTATTGTGTTTGGAGCAGACGTTACTTCAATCAAAAAAGAAGATTGTCCAGAGCCTATTTCTAGAGCAAAATTGAAAGAGACTTTACTCAAAAATAAAATATTTAAATAATGTCGGTAGTAAATCAAGTATTGGTTGAATTCGCACCGACTTTAACGCCAACCAGATTGGAAAGGTTGGATATGGAATCAAGAAATGCTGAAGTAAAAGCAGTTGATCCATCGGGAACCGGTTACATTTCGCAGTTTGGTAAGGGCCAGCCGTTTGTGCAGATTTCAGGCTATCAGATTGAACTTAGTAACATAATGAGTCTCATTATTTTTCAGAATGAATTGATTCCAAAGATTCATTTGAGTTTTATGGATAATGACTTTGCATTTACGTCTCACCAATTTCCAATCATGAAGCCTTTGGTTACTATGTATTTAGCACCATCCAACCTGCAATTGAAATCAATTGCCGCTGACTTTTTTATTACTAGCATCAAGGCACTGCCGATTAAAGATTCGGTTAGATATGATGTTGTCGGCGAATTACATATACCTGGAATCTACAGCAATAAATCGACTGCCTATCGAGCAATGAGTTCAGTTGATGTAATGCGAAAGATAGCGAGTGAACTTGGCCTTGGTTTTGCAACAAATGAAGATAAGACCAATGACACAATGACGTGGATAAATCCAAATCTTAACTACAAGGCCTTTATTGAACAAGTGATTAGTCGAGCCTACACTAACGAAAAGTCTTTTTATACTTGCTTTATTGATAAGAACTACATCCTAAATTTTATTAATGTTGAAAAGCAGTTTTCAAGAGAAAGTGAAGTTGATGTTACGTATGCAGGTAATATGGTTCAAAAATTAGATCCTATCAGATTCGACTATGATAATAAACCAGTTGACGAATTGGTTGAAGTACCAATGATCTTAACTAATTCACAGTCAGCCGGCACATCAGATTTATCAATCTATGACTATGCAATGGTTTCTGAAAATGGCGATATTCTAAAAACTGAATCTTTTCGTAAAAGATTATACTGGTATCCACACGGTGAAAATAAACCAATTGATCACTTTATTGAGCCTATTTCAGACTTGTCTCCAGAGAACGGGTCAGTTCACCAAAAACCGGAATTGACTGAATTTGAAAATGGCGAAGTGGTTAAGTGGATTGGGGTTGACTATCAAAATGCTCACTCGAACTATAAATTCGCAAGAGCAATCAATACTCACAATAAGAAAGAGATTGAGAAACACATGCTCAGAGTTGTACTAAATGGCGCAAACTTTTCAATTTTAAGAGGCAGCCGAGTTAAAGTTGAAATTATTGGAGATGCGGCATATGACATAATTGGCGATGCCTATTTTGGTGATGCTGAACCTGGCTTTAAGAATCCTGGCGACGTTAACGTGCCGATTGGAGTAAATAATGAATACATCGATGAGCACTTAAGCGATTTTTATTATGTCAAAGATATCGTAATTAAGTATAAGCCGTTAGCTGATCCACAATCGGCCTTTTATACTGAGATGATGTTGACAAAACGAAATTGGTTTACTACTCCAGAAAAATTATTGACTCCAAATGAGTAATAGGACTCACATTAACTATTTAGGCCAAGGAACAGCAATGCCTTCAAAGATGAATAGATTCCGAAAGGGCTCTATTAATTCAAACGAAGATCCTGTCTATTTGACCTTTTTTATGGACTTTGATCCATCTACTACTGAAACGAGTCATCCAGTTGGAGATCCATTCAAGTTTAATTCGCTGTTGACTGACATGGAAACCTCGACTTACACTTGGGATATTAAAAATGTGCCTCAACAGCTAGAAATTAGTGCAATTGAATATTTGTCTAGATTAGAAAATGTTAAACCGGGAGGAGGATCAAGCTCAGCCGATCTGCTTAGACAATTTCAAGTCATTCTAAATAATACATATAGCGCTGCTCCATGGTATTTCCAGTCAATTTCTGGAGTATCTGATCTGTGGAAGATTGCAACATCCACAACTGACGTGAATAAAAAGGTGACGCTAACTGTCAATTGCCTAGAATCAGTTGATCTTAGAATTTTACAAATGGCTGACTACTATAGAAAAGCAGTTTACAATACTGAAACTCGTTCTTATAAATTGCCAGAAAACCTTAGAATGTTTTCATTTGATCTATATCTTTTTGAGATTAGAAACTTAAAGGACTTTTCGACCTTTTCACGAAGCACATCTGAATTTACAAGCGGTAATCACTATATTAAATTTAAGTGTAAAATGTGCGAATTTGACTTTAGTGAAACTCTGGCTGGCGGCAATACGCCTATTGATCTAAAATCATACACTGAGGACAAGCCTTTTTCGACAAGCTTTAAGATTCATGTAAACTGGGTTAGAGAAGACTCTGAATATCAAGCAGTCGACCTAATTAGACTTGACCCAGCAACTCCAAACTTTGGAATCTTTAACGGAGCTGTTGATAGTTTAGTAAATCAAGGTCGTCGTCAGCTAACGAATTTGACTAGAATTCCTGCCAGAATAATTGGCTCAGTAATCAATGAAATTCAGTCAACTGTAACGAATTTAGCATTAGGTAATGCCTATTCTGGCCAGCGTCGAGACATTATCAATATTGATCCAGCGACTAGGGCAATTGGGCAAGTTTTTGAAGGACCTGGCGGTAGAGTTTCACCAAGAGGACCGGCTCCGACCGACAGAGACGAATTAGGCCGTCGTTCCGGTTAATAATTTAATGTATAATAAGCAGATATGATATTTAATTCTGAACACGATATAACTAAAGATCCGCTCGGTGGAGACTTGCTAAGTATTCAATATTTAGGAGAAGTTGTTGATATTAACGACCCATTAAAAGAGGGCCGTTGCCGAGTTAAAGTATTTAGTGTGTTCGATAGCTTGGAAACACAAGACATTCCATGGGCAATTCCAATTCATAAACCTGCTTTCTTTGGCCAAGACGGTAAGGCTGGTTCAGTGTCTATTCCGAAACTAGGTTCAATCGTTGGAGTTAGATTTAACCATGGCGACCTCTATTCGCCAGAATACAAACAGATCCAAGAGATCGGTGATGACATTAAAGAAGAGTTAAGAAAAGAGGGAGAATATGCAGGTTCTCATTTTGTACTTTTCGACGGTGACGAAGAGCTAAAGTTATGGTTTACTGTTAAAAAGGGTTTGACTCTACAACTTAAGAATTCAAGAATCAATATTGATCAAAATTCAAAGATTACGCTTGAACAC